GCATCATCGCTCCGCGTTACCTCGACGGGGTTGAAACGGAAGAACCCCAACGACCGGTTGACCCGAGTGCGGAAGATTGCGTCCACGACCCGAGTGCGCGCCGGCATCGACGGGTCCAACAACTTCTGCATCTCCTGCCAGAAACGCTCCACGGACACCGTGTTCAACTTGTCCAAGACCTCGCCCTCGCTGAACAAGTCCAACGTGTCCTGGTCCATCGTGCTGTCGAACCGTGCCGCAAAACGAAAGTAGCGCAAGATACGCAAGTAGTCCTCTTGGACGCGCATCTCCGGCACACCCACGAAGCGGACAACCTTGTCCTTCAAGTCCTGCATACCACCGAAGTAGTCGTAGACGTTGCCGTCCATGTCCATCGACATTGCGTTGATGGTCAAATCGCGGCGCTCTGCGTCGACCTCAAAGCTGCGCGTGAAGACCACCGTTGCATGACGACCATCCGTCTCTGCATCCACGCGCAACGTCGTGACCTCGAACATCTCGCCATCGACCGCGATGGTCGCCGTGCCGTGATCGATCCCGGTGGGCATGAACTTAAAGCTGTTGGCCAACGTGATGGCCTTCATCTCGTCGGGCGTTGCATCGGTGGTGAAGTCGATATCCTTGGGCACAACACCCAAGATGGCATCCCGGACACAGCCGCCGACGAAGCGGATCTCGAAGCCGGCCTCGGCAAAAGCCTCGCTCAACTTCTTCGTCGCGTCCGTCATCAACTTGTCCAACATGCTCGATCTCCTTTGTTTCCGTACTGCTCTTGTAACATAGGAGACCTAGCTGTCAACCAGGATATCGCTTTCATCTACCAGACTGTTGGCTTTTCTAGCCGCAATCCTGTCGTCGATTACCTTTCGCCGTCGAATGAACTCCTCGTGGACTTCCTTGACGATGGGTCGTGCCTCGGGGCAATAGATGAGAAGTGTGGCGATCTTCCACATCATCTCCACGCCCTTGTGAGCCCGCTTTGCCTTGGCTTTGGCTTGGCGACCCTGGCGTTCCTTTAAGATGGTGGCTGCAAAGGCGCTCCATCGTTCAGGGCTCTGTCGCAACCTGATGAAGCGGCTGAATTTCATATCTCCGCGGAGTGAATTACAAGCTGAGCAAGCCATCACTAGATTGGTCAAGTGATCGGTACCGCCCTTGCTCAGGGGGATCACATGCTCAGCGGTCGCCACCCGCTTTTTGTTCATCGTTCCCTGGTCGGTGTCTTTTAGAAAGCAAGGATTGTGGCAGTAAAAGCAGAGACCACCCTGCTCATAAAAACGCCTGGCAGTCTTTTTCCGTAGAGCAGCGCGGTACTTTTTGTACCACCACTCCTTTTGCTCAGCGAGAGGCCAGCGACCACTGACAGCTCTATGAAGAGCCTTTCCCCAGTTGGTCCCATCCAAGTGCCGACCAGGCAGACCTTTTGGCGGCTCGTAGGAGCACAACAGGCACGGCGATGATCCCATAGAGGAGCAGGAGTGGCGCTTTGACGAACCACTTGAAGAGTCCGCTCCAGAACCATCCCCGAGTCTCTTTTCGGACTGGGCTGCTGGCGACGAGCAGGACGAGGAGGAACAGCATTGCTGCTTTGTCACGTTTTCGCAATTTGGTCCAGCCCATGTTTCGATCTCCATACCTCCCCCTAACTTAGGAGCCGCCGAATGTCAACTTGAACAACGTGGCCATGCTGGAATTTTTGAAACGGAAGATATCCGTCCGCGCATCATGAGCCCTGGTCTTGGCACCTGGAAGATAGATGAAATCAACGGTGGAGACCAGATTTTGCTTTGCCATCCACCGACACTGCTCATTGAATTCCCGACCTTTGGACTTGGTTAACACAACTTCAGTCCAACCTTTTATTTCAGCGAGAGTAGCTGTCACCAAACACCTCATAATCTTCGAGACCTTCTTCGATAGCCCATGCTCGGTTGTTGGCATCTTCCCAATCGGAGATTTCATCGTCCTGATCGTTTGGCATCGAGAAAGCCCACTTGGGATTCATCGTATCGTTTATCGTAAAGTCCGCATCCAAGATGGTGACTTCAAAGTCCCAATGGTGCTTTCCATAGTCGTCGGTCCACTGACCTTCTGAGCTGTAGATGCCATAACTGGCAAGCCCAAAACGCCAAGCATCCGGATCAAACTTGTTTCCCTTTCGGGGGAAAACACTCATGGTCAACATCACACCTGGACCATGAAGTTCCTCATCGCTTCCTGGAAAGAAGCGGAACGCAACGTTGATATCCGGCGTGTGCCAGACTTGGCTGATCTCCACGCGCTCGGGCTGGCTGGGCAGCCGGCGGTTGTCCACGTAGTTCATGGGAACCATCATGACCTCATGGCCATAGCCGTTCATCCACTCCAGGATCTCCTGAAGGCTTTTGAACTGGCGGACCTTTGATCGGTATGCCTGATACTGGCTGATGATCATGCGGAGCCGTCGATAGGTTCCATAGTCCTGCATCCACTCTTGATGCCGAGTGTCCCAAAAGAACTCGTTGTAGAACGCGCGGAGTTCCGGCCAGCTATCAAAGCGTTGGTTCGTTAGGAGATTGGGCACCTCAAGCCTCCTTGCAGCGCGTTAGGAGCGTCTCTGCGACACCCCGGAAGGCATTGTGTGCCTTTACCGTGCCCTGCACCTTTATGGTTTGTCCGCGCTTCTTTGCAAAGCCCTGATTGCTGGAAAACCACTTGATGTTGTTTCCCTGAAGATCGCGCATGATGTTCAGCGTGGTTCCGCTGTCCAAAAGCCGCGTCTCGAGAATTTCCAACTGCATGGTTACCTTGTCGCCGATGTTTCCAACGTGGCTGCTGGGCAGCGGCGCTGGCTTGTTGTTTCGGTAATACACACCTACGATGCTTGCCGCAATGCCTGTGCTTCGTGCCTCGATGGCGACCGCGTTGGCGATCACCCACGCATTGTGGAGATAATCGTTGAGGGGCTCATTGGCCTCGTCCAGTTCCTGCGCCCACGTGAGAGCCTTGGCTGCAAGGTCTCGGGCTTCCGCGGATACTGAATCATGCCGATAATAGCCAGTCAGCGCCCGCTCGGCAGTACTCAGCTGACCCGTTTCATACGATTGCTTTTTGCTGACAAAGCCTCGCGTGAGAACTTCCTCGGCCACCTGTGCGAGATACTGATCAATGCCAATCCAGCGATGATCGGCCAGAACGTGCTCACCATCATAGGAGCCGCGCATAAAAGAGTGGATGTTGGCGTACATTTCTGCCAGCTTGGCAATCCGGTCGGCGTCGCCGTGTCCCAGAAAGTCCTTGAGGCAAGAGCTGCCAACTTGCTTGAAACCCTGTTCCTCGTGGAAGACCACAAAGGTGTCGCGGCGCATCCGCTTATGACCACAGTGATCACACACTGGGCCACGATCACGATACATCTCAGGAAGTGCCTGGAGACCGGTGGTGCGGACGATGTTGCCAACTTCATTGGCGTGGTCGATCCGGGCTACAAAGTCCCAGCCGTTGAGCTTGGGTTCGGGGCAGGCCACGAACACTTCCATGATCTTCTGACCATGCCAGCGACTGTCCTTGTCCTCTTCATTGTGAAAGCCCACTGCGGTGCAGAACAGGCGCTCGCCGTTGAGCTTTTTGGCCTTCCGACCCAGCGTTTCCAGCTGGGTCTTGAACCAATCGAAACGAACCGCTGGGATATTGTACGTTTTGCCTTCGGCCATTTTCGATCTCCTGCTCAACTTGTACACCAGGAATTAGCAGGTTCTGGTGCGCTGTCAACCAGGATTTTACTCATGGAAATGGCCGGAGTTTCCCCCGGCCATTTGTCTTACGAACCCGTTGGGGTGGTCGTGTCTGGATCAGCTGGAGTTGGCTCGGGAGTTGTTGGAGCCGGATCAGCTGGGGTCGAAGGAGTTGGCGTTGGAGTTGGGGTGGGCGCTGGGGCCTCTTCCTGAACTCGCGCAACCTTCGAAGGAGCAGCGTTGTTGGTGCGCGTTGCCCAAACGGTGGCCTTGCCACCTGCGGTCACGACGTGACCCTTCAGGCTCTTTGCAGGAACAACCGAACCATCAGCCAGCGTGACTGCGATCATCATCTCACCAACAGCGAGATCGCCCTTGGCCTTTTCGACCATGCGCGAGGTGTATTCCTTGCCGCCAACGTTGACGATGAACTCATGTGTGCTGGTCTGCTTCACAATGTAGCCTGCCTTAGCAGCCGCGCTGCCAACCTTTGCCTGGACTTCGATACCATCGGGACCGAAATTCTGCTTGTTTACTGGACGTCCCATGATTCTCTCCCTAAATAGGTTTGGGTGTATTGCCTATTTAGTGGAAAAACGCTGGTTACGCTTCAACTTCGGAGTCGTATTCTGCCTTGAAGTCGTCGGCCAGCTTTTCCATAGCCTCCGCTTCCTGATCAATCCCTGGAGCCTGATCGTTCTGAAGACGGAGCTCGTTATCGACGATTTCGAATTCCGCTTCGTCAATGAAGTCGATGAGTGCGTTCACGTAGCGGACCACGGGCACTTCAAAGGCGTGCCTTTCGTAGATCAGACGAGCGAAGATGGGGATCATGATCTTGTTGAACATTGGACGTTCAAGCATCACCGGATCAGTTGCGTGGATGTACATTACTCCACGGCAGAGACGGTCAATGGCAACATCGTCAGTAAGACCTTCGGCCAACTGTTCGATCACGGTGGCGAGCATAGTCATGCGGGTAAGTGATTTCATAGAACTATCCTACAACAACTCTTACCCGCTTGTCTATTACTTTGGCAGCCCGTCATCACCGATGGGAACCATCGTGCCGCCAATGAACTTGACCCTCTTGAGCTTGTCCGTGCCGGCCTGGGCAAAGTGCATCCACTCAATGTCCTCACGGACCTGCGTGACGATCTCGCCCAGATCGTTGGTTCCCAGCCAGGTGTTCCGGCTCTGTGCCCGAGGATCTTCTGCCCCCAGACCAATGCCCCAGATGGTGTCCCAGGGGCTGGCCTCGACCAGCGTCCGGCCCTTGGTTCCCTGGAGCCACAGGAGGAACTCGGAGTTCTGTGTGAACTTGGCGAGATTGGCACGATAGACGATCAGCTTTCGCTCCAGGTCCCACTTGTGCTTGTCGAAGTTCTTGACCGTCCGACCGGTGGCCTTTTGCACCTTGGGGTTGTTGGTCCCCATGATGATTTCCAGCGCGTCATCGTCGTTGAACATGCGGGCCTTCTCGGCCATCATGTACTGTTCGGCGCAGTTATACTTGACGCCGCCGATGATGAAATCGCTGGGCGCCCACTGACTTGCGTAGCCGCCGTAGAAGAACTCGAAAACTTCGGTCATTCGCACCATCCTGCTCGTTTGCCGCCCATGTAGGGACGGGCATATCCACGTGTGATCATCATGTTGGAGAGGCTTTCGCCACCAACGAACACATCAGCATCTACGCGGCCGCCGTACTTGTCCCACTTGAGACCCCGAAGCGTTACTCGGTTGCCAGCTTGCTTGAGGATTCGCGTGGTGAATGCCTTGGCGCCAGCAGCGGTGCTCTTTTCGCTCTGACACTTTCCCTTCATTTCCGCAGTGTCGATGCCGCGGACGCGGACACCAATACGCTGGAGCTCTGGGGGAAGGCCGACCATCTTGATGTAGAAGGTGTCACCATCGTAGATGCCCACGACATCATAGTCGTAGCTGTTGGTGCTCAACGGCGCTGCGAGAGCTGCCGGAGTCGTTACCGCGAGAAGTCCCGCAAGTGCAGTGAGGATGCTTTTGTTCATCTTCTACCAATACAGAAAGCTATCCTGGATGTCAACCAGTCAAAGAAAAGGCCGGGGTTTCCCCCGGCCTCCCAGTGTTAGGCGATTGCCTTCATGTTTGCCTGGCGCTGCGCTGCGCTGAGCAGCGTCTGCTTCAGCTGCTGCTCGGCCGCTGCCAACTCGGTCTCGGCCGCCGCGCGCATGTTCTTGCCTTCCTGCGCGATGGTGATCGTGTCCTCGATGGTCTGGATCAGCTTGTCGTTGGCGTACTTGACGCTGTCCACGTCCACGATGCCGCGCTCGACTTCCTTCCGGACTGCGAGATTGCTCTGCTGGAGCATGTCGCTGCCCATACGAAGCTGCTCGTTGGTGAAGTCCGAAGCCGCCTTGGTTGCCTTCGCGGCGTTCTGCGTCTTCGCCATTTCGATGGCCAGCGCCATGTTGCGCTTCCACAGTGGCAGTGCGTTGAGGATCTGGCTCTGGATCTTCTCCGAGAGGCCAATCTCGTTGCTCTGCACGATGCGGATGCTGGGCAGTGCCTGGATGGTGATCTGACGGGTCAGCTGGAGATCATGCAGCTTGCGCTCCAGTGCATCTCGCGCCTGAATCAGATCCGCGGCCAGCTGGGTGTCGGCCATGTCCTGCGATTCCTGGGCCTTCTGATTGGCCTGCGGGATATCGATGGTGTTGACTTCTTCCAGCTTGTACTGGACCGCGGCGACCTGCTCGTCGAGCGAACCGAGAAGTTCCAGCGTCTTCACGTAGAGAAGATCGAGCATCTTCACGCCGCGGAGCATGTTGACTCGGTGACCTTCCAGGACGGCCTGCGTCTTGTTGATCTTGCTCTGCACGGTCTCATACTGCTCCAGGAACAGCGTGACCCGGCTGGCCTTCCGGAGAAGCTTGCTGATGAAGCCCTGCTTCTGGCTCAGCGAACCAAAGTCCAGGCCGCGCATCTCGTGAACCATCAGGTTCAGCGAATCACCGACCGGGCCAGTGTCCTTGGTGCGGACGCCGTCGAGCATCTGATCCGAAACGGCCGACACGCTCTTCTGCGCTTCGACGCCAAAGCCGATGATGCTCTGCGTGTCGCGAATGTTGATCTTCTTCGCCAGTTCCTTGGCGCGCTCCGGCGACACCTTGCTGACCTGGATTGCAGTGCCCGCGGGTGCGAGACTTACCAGTGCCGTGCTGCCGATCGGTTCCGGGGTTGGCATCAGCGTGGAAGTGTCCACTGCGGTTGCCGTAACAGTCTCTACCATGGTTACTTGATCCCTTCGTTGTTGAGCATGTCGCGGAAGACTTCCACGTTTACCTGCATGTTGGTGGTGTCGTTGGTGAGAAGATGGTCGAGCAGTTCCTGGCTCTTGCTATGCAGCAAGTCCAAGAGGTCGTCGAACTGCGCCATTTGCCGCTGCGCGTCGATGCTGCGGGCACCGTTCCGGCTCAGCTGCGCGTATTGCTTGACGCAATCCAGCGTCTGGTCCAGATAACTGTGAATCCAGCTCTGTGCGCGCTTGATGTCCGATGGATCCTGGCGGAAGTCTTCGATGATCTTCCGACCAACAGCGTCCAGGTGCTTGATGCGCCGGATCGTATTGGGACCCTTCAGGCTGCTGGCCTCCATCAGAATGCGATCCAGCTTGTCGGAGACCAACTTGATGGTCTCAACGACTTCCTTGTTGGAAACGCCGCTGCTGTTCTTCAGCTTGTCCTGATCGGCGAAGATCTGCTCGACCTCTGCCTTGGTGATTGGACGACGACCTGGCCAAAAGTACCAGATGCCCATTCCCGTCACGGCCGCCAGTGGCGTGCTGACCAGAAGATCCCCAATGAAGGGAAAGGGTAGGCCAGCGAGACCGCCGACGAACACGCAGGCCGCTCCGGTGCCGGCTGCTACCTTACTGACCATCTTGCTGCTCATCGTATCCCTTTTGCTTAACACTGACTCATTACTAGCACCAATTCCACGCATGTCTACAACAGAATAGACAGAAAAGGGGCCAGACCTTGCGGTCCAGCCCCTCCCAAGCAATCAGTGAGGACTTAGCCCTCGGGGTGAATGCCTGCAAGCTTCTGCAGCTTTTCCGTCTCCAGCCCGGTCATGATGTCCGGATCACCTGCCTTGTGGCCGCGTGGAGCGGGCTTGGTAGCCTGCGTTGCACTGGGGGCCGGCTTGGTGACACCACCGATGCTGTCCACGATGCCGTTCATGCCGCGCGAGATATCCACGCCCAGTTCCTTGGCCATTTCCTCGACCATGGGAACCTGCAAGCGGTAGTCCAGCAGTGCGTTGGTCATCTGCGTGGGCAGATTACCGCCGCTGTTGCCGGTGGTCTCACCGTCGACCGAACCCGAAGAGTGACCACCGCCCATGCTGCCGTTCATGTGAACGACACGGAAGCTGTCAATCTTCTCGATGGGCTTGCCCATCTGCTCCAGGATCTGCGGAAGCTGTTCGATAAGCTTCAAGCGGATCTGAAGTGCCGCCTGCTCAGGCGACATGGTGTTGGCCGCTTCGTTGATCATGCGCTGACCCTCGGCCTCAACCTCGTACTTCTTCGCATCGGCGTCGATGAGTCGCTCACGAGCCTTTGCCTGGCTGTCGGCTGCCTTGAACTCAGCTTCCGCGCGGATGCTGATACCAGCTGCCTCACGCTGCGCCTCGGTCTCTGCTGCGATGACCGCAACCTTCTGGTCACGCTCTGCTCGGGCAGTTGCTTCCACGGTCTTGACCGCTTCCGATGCCTCAACGGCCATTGCACGTGCCTTGTCGGCCGATGCACGGGCTTCCGACTCTTCCTGGGACTTGGCAGCAACGCGAATGCGCTGATCCTGGCCGGCCAGTTCGAGATCGCGAGCTGCTTCAGCTTCTGCAATCTGAATCGTACGGGTCTTGTTCACCCGTGCTGCTTCAGTTGCCTGGTCTGCCTCGATGGCTGCGATGTCCGACTCGCGCTGGCGATCAGCACGGGTCTTGGCCAGGTTTGCACCCTGCTCCGCCGAACGCGTTTCAACGCTCTGCTCCTGCTGCAAGCGGGCGAACTCGCCTTCCTGCTTGAGCTCCAGGCTCCGGTTGGTCGCCGACAGGTTGCGCTCCTCGATGGCCACTCGCGTGGTCTGCTCGATTTCATTGCGCTCCTTGCGACGCGTCTCCGTGACGTTGGTCAGCTTGGCAAGACCTTCTGCGTCGAAGGCGTTATTGGGGTTGAAGTGCTCGATGGACGTCTGGTCCAACCCGGTCAGCGACACCGACTCCAGTTCCAGACCGTTGGCCTTGAGATCCTCTGCCGCAGTGGTCTTGACCGTCTTCACGAAGTCAGCCCGCTGAGTGTGGAGGTCCTGCATGTCCATGCCTGCTGCCACTGCGCGAAGGACGTCGACGAACTTGCCTTCAATCAGCTCTGCGAGAAGCTGTGGCTGAAGGGTGCGTCGGCCCAGCGTTTGTGCCGCTGCTGCAATGCTCTGCTCGTCCGGTGCAACCCGAACGTAGAACTCTGCCTTCACGTCAACGCGGAGACGATCCTTGGTGATCAGCGAGTCCTTGGCCTTCCGCTCAACAGTCAGACGAAGCGTCTGCATATTAATGGGGATGGTTTCCTGGATGATCGGCCATACAACCGAGCCGCCATCCTTGACGACCTTCTGGCCGCCCTTACCAGTACGAACGAAAGCCTGTTCCTTGCTTGCGCGCTGGTAGAATTTGACTGCCAGCAAGCCCAGCAGGAGGATGATTACGATCACCGCTCCCACGATTAGTCCGATAAAGGGAAGATTGCCCACTTGGGTCTCCTTGTTGATCTGGGTATCAGATCTTGCGAATGATAAAAGCGATGCTCTTCTCAGGGTGTGGACCAACTAACACAACGCTTGAGCCCGTTTCAATAATCGTGTCATCAACACCACCGACTACTAGGGCATGATCAACCCCATACTTGTCGGCGAATCGTGCCATGCCAAAATCATCACGTCCCTGTACGGGCCCAGTCGTCAACACACCAACATCACCCGCGAGACTTTCAACTGATATGGCGTTTGTTTCATCTTGTGGGATGATACGTGCCAGACCAACTGAAAACCAGCGGGAGAATGCCAGTGTGGGAACAAGTGTGATGGGAACCGCGAGAAGGGCGGGAGCCAATTGTCCCGCTTGCCCAAGATAGATCCACTGACCACTGTAGCCCAAGAGGGAGAGTAGTCCGCAGAACAGCACGAGGAACATTGTTACGGGAATGTGACCGGGGTTGAACCAGTCGCCAAGATGACCGTGACCCTCGAGATAATCGGGGATACCATTTCCATCGAGGTCGAGCGTCATGTCAACATCTGCGTTCATCATCATCGTTGAGTGACCAACGATTAGCAGAACGATCTCAAGGATGAGAACGGCTGCGACGACGCAACCCGCTACCAGAAAGCTGGTATTGGGTCCTGCTACGAGGAAGTCAGTGATGTTGTCCATTCAACCTTAATAAAGGTGCTGGATCCGTTTGTCAAACAATGAGCGACTTAGTCTGTTCTTTTATAGCCGTCTGCCAGTTTCGCAAGAACATTTCCATGACAAGGTTGGGGATGGCACCAACAACCCAGGCGCTTTCCCTTGATCTCATGGAGATCATCCATAAGGTGCTTTTGATCCACGATCCAATCAGAAAATTGACGGATGCACTCCTCACGAGTGCCATCGCGGCCGACAACAAAGGGATTGCCCCACTTGGTCTTGCGATCAATCCGCACGTCATAGTGGTCCTCCTTGAGGTTTACCACTGTGGTTCCGGGTTGAGGCCAGTTAAAAAGATCGCTCATCATACGATCTACTTATTGGAGTCCAGGAGAGGCGTTTGCGACCCATCTCCTGGACTCCACGTGGTGCCGTACCTGGGGGAAGGAACATCACGTTGCCCTCTAGCTATAGAAAGGGCAGTAAGGTTGCAAGTTATTTTAACAAAGTAGCTTAATGAAACACATTGCTTCAGAGCAACTCTGTTAAAAGGCAACCTGAGATAGGAGGAGTACCATATCCACGGTGCTAAAGGGCTTCTGCACAATCGTGAAGTCCTTGAACACTGCGGGCAGCTCTCCGGGGAAACTTCCAGTGGAGACGAGAACGGGATAACCCTTTCCCTGTAGTGCAGCGGCGATTGGCTCACTGGTCTCACCGTGGAGGTTGACGTCGAGGATCACAGCCTTGAAGCCGCCCCGATCAATGGCCGCGAGTGCGTCCTTGACCGTGTCAACCATCGCGACGATTTCCACGTCCGCGTGGGCGCAAATATCCTCTAGCAGGATTTGCACCATGGGTTCGTCTTCAACGACTAGAACTTTGCCCGACATTTGTAGCCCCCTTGGCTCTTAGAATGCGGCCAACTTGGCCATCATCACCGTGTCAGCAGTTCCTTTATCAATGATCATCGCGCTGCCGGGCTTCCCAACCCGTACGAGGCAATCATCAAGATCGTTACCCTGACCACTTTTGAAGAGTTTCGCGTAGATGGCACCTTTGTCACTGATCTTTTTGATCGTGCCCATTACCATATCGACGCGAGCGCCTTCGGTTCCGCGCGGGAACAGGAGCGTTTGCCCCACGTCCAAACGACGTCCCATCAGGTCGTTGAATACTGGAGTATCCCGGTTCAGCGCGTAGAAAGTTCCACCGCGCCAATTCTCAAGATGCTCCAAATCGCTGCCCTTCATCCAAAAGCTGCGGCGACCCTTAACGGCCAGATGATAATCGTGTGCGCTATAATACTTACTTCGGACGCTCATTACGCGGCCCACCGAACCCTCACGGGCGCCGGCGACTACGCGAACGTACTGAGCCCCATCTTCCATTGCTTTGATCAGGTTTGTTGCAGAATTGTAGTTATTGAGGCTCATAAGGACCTTTAACTTTTTATGTTCCGATCTACTGCAACAATTTGTGGAAAGTCCCTGTGCTTTCCAAAAACGGTTTCAATGGCGTAAACACGCAACAAAGTTGTTTTGTTGTGCGTTGTTACACCTTGTTATGCAGATATGACAATCCTGTCTAGCATATTATCTGGGCGTTCCAATAAAAAGCTCGTTTTTACACAATTTTGCGTATTGCGCTCATGGATGGAGCGTGGGTCACATCTGCAACCCACGCTCCAATGTTATGCTAGGATCTCATCGTCGAACTGCATACGGAATCGAAATGCAGCGTCAATTTCGAAGAGTTCAATCTCCAGCGCCTCGCGACCATAGTTGACGTCATAGTCGCGGAAACCTTCGTCGCGCAACCAATCTTCAACCTGATCCTCGGAACGGGGATCCAAACGTAGCTTCCAAGAACTTGCGACCATTTTCTCTACCTCTGGATTCTCTTAGGATCCAGACAGTAACAGAGCGGCCTAACGGATATCAATAATCAAGCAAGCTCTTGGGCAATCGTCTGGCTTAACTCATTGAGCCTGTAGGGCTTTCCAATGACCTTGAGCTTTTGGCTCAGATCCTTCTTCAACTCGTTGAGCGCGATTTCCGCGTGACCGGTGGTGAAGATAATGGGCATCCCTGGCCGGACGCTTTGTGCATACTTGGCAACCTGGAAGCCATCAACCCCGCCGGGCATTACCACGTCGGTGAAGAGCAGATCGATGGGAATCTCGTCATCGCCCAAGAACTCAATTGCCTGCGTTCCATTCTCGGCACTGACAACATTGTAGCCCAGATCAGTCAGTAGCTGACAGGCCAGCTCACGAACCGCGGGCTCATCATCGACTACGAGGATGCTGCGCTTGTTCTCGTCGTAGTTGAAGTCCTCGTCGGCCTGGACCTTGTCAATGCTCTCCCCAGCCGTGTAGGGAAAGATCATCTCAACAGTGGTGCCTTCACCGATCTTGCTTTCAATGAACACCCGTCCATTGCTTTGCTGGCAGAAGCCGTGAACCATTGACAGTCCAAGGCCACTTCCCTTGCCCACGTCCTTGGTTGTGAAGAATGGCTCAAAGACCTTTTCCAAGATCTCTGGAGGAATGCCAGTTCCAGTATCCCTGACACCCACGCTAACGTAGCGAAGATCGCCGATCGTCTTGTTCTGCGAGAAGATGCGAAGTGTACCGCCCTTGGGCATCATGGCGTCCCGCGCATTAATCGAAAGATTGATGATCGCGCTTTCCAGCTGGGTCTTGTCGCTCAAGCAAAGCCACACATCGTCTTGTAGATCGATCTCACAAGTGATCGCGATACCAACTGCGCGGTCGACCATTTCCTTTACGCCCAAGATGACCTTGTTGACATCAAGACGTTCGGGGTGGAGTCGTGCCTTGCGGGAGAATGCCAGCAACTGACTCGTCAGCTTTTCCGCCTTGAGCGCGGCCTCAATGGCCATGTTGACGTTCTTGTCCATACGCTTGGCAACTGGATTGTCACCAAGATTGGGAGCGCTCATCTTCAGCAACTCCAAGTTGCCAATGATAACCGTCAGCATGTTATTGAAATCGTGTGCAATTCCACCAGTCAGCTGACCCACTGACTCCATCTTCTGTGCCTGACGAAGCGCGTCTTCCATTTTCTGTCGAGCATTGATCTCTTCCAAGACCTGATGCTGACTGTCCTCGAGAGCTCGGGTGCGTTCTTTTACCATGCGCTCCAATTCATCATGCGCCACGTTGGCGCGTTCTTGGGCGATTTTTAGTTCATGAATGGGGGAAGCAACACCCAGCCACTGCATGACATTGTTTTCTTCATCCTTGACAGCGCGGGTTGCGATGCGAAACCATCGGTATTCGCCGTCGTGGCGCTTGATGCGACATTCCGACTCATAGGGCTCGCCACGCTCCATGCTCTGGTTGAGCTTTTCCCGGAGGTCATCCATGTCATCGGGGTGAATGGACTCCTTCCACAGGATAGCATCGATCAATGTGTATTCACAGCCCGTGAATTCAAACCAAAAATTGTTTAGATATGTCAGCTTTCCCGAAGCGTCCCGCGTCCAAATGATGGTCGGCGCAAGGTCGGTAAGCATCTTGATATTAATATCAGATTTGATTGCTTTATCCACGTTACCCTCATCCCCCACGCCACAGACAAGTAACCCTTGCACCGTTATGTGGTGGCGGGTATCTGTCTGTGTCATTGAGAACTCCTGTATTGCGCGGACCCCGCTAGCACCAAATTGGCTAACTGTCACGCGGTATTTCAGGCTCCCTACGACACCGAGATATGGCGAGCTATAATTACTGGTCTCTTAGTAATTATGCAATCTGTATGGGAAAGGTGGCCCGTTCTGTTACCGGGTGGAGCCATACCCTCACCTAGGGAGTTGAGCCCCTAGGGATTTAAGAGACGCGATAGAACTACCGAAGCAATCCTACCTCGTCCGGCTGCTTACGCGGCCAGACGTGCCTCGACAACGGTGTTGTCGTTTGCATTTACATGCTTTGGCCTTTAAAGGAGCCACCCTGTCATCGCTTCATGAGCCGAAGCTCAATCTTCTCGTAACCGTTCGCTCGCACGTCGATCCTGGTTCAGACCCATCATAACCGCCCTACTCGAGGGCAGCGGCTAGCTTCCAGGGCAGCGCCGCGCAGTTATGGTGGATCTGCCGGGTACTGCCCCCGGGTCCGCTACTTGCTATTAAGTCTTGGTCTTCAACAACATCTCTTATCTAGTAGGCCGCTTACTCGTTGTCAAGCCTATCCTGCAAAAACATTTGGGCTACCTTGGGCGCATCGGGATCCACACAACACTGGGTCTCCCACACGGCCCTGCCCCTTGCCGTTGACGAACACGATGCTCGAGCCACTGGCAAGTTTGCTGGGATGGTTTTTGTGAACGGCCCACATATCACCCTGCCGGTGTGCTGGCTTGCTATTGATGAAGACGTTGGGGCTTCCCTGCACGTTGGGACGTGGAGGAGCATCACCATGGCCGGTGCAGCGGTCTCCCATACGAACGCATGGCTTACCCACCGATGATACCAGCGGCCGCGCCTGTTGCTGCGCTCTTCATGAGGCTGCGAAGGCAGGGATCCTTGGGCAAGTTGGCCATTAACTCCGCGAGACCTTGGCGAGCCTGTGCCAAGAGAGATTTGGCAAAGTTCATCACCTCGGCTTTGGCCTTGGCTACGAATGCTGCAATCTTGGCCTTGGCTCCTGCAATGGCATTCTTGATATCGGCGATCAGTGGACCAAGAGCCGCGCTGACTGCTTCCTTTGCCTTTTGCAACGCTGATGCAATCTGCTTCTTTACGTCATTGAGAAGTGCTTTGCCGCTGTCCATGATGCTTCCCAGCATACCATCTAGTCCAAGGCATGGATTGCTCAAGAGACTCATAACGGTAGCCAGTGCCAGAGATGCTTGAGCAATACCAGCTAGGCTGGGCAAGTTGCTGGTCAGGCGATCAGTGTGATCCTGAATGATATCACAATCTGAATTGATCGTGTCAATGTCCTGCTGGAATTCTGGTCGGTAATCGGTCCACTGGGGATCGGTTCCAAACTTCACATCCATCACGATGGGAAAGGACTGGAGATCGTTCCGTATATCTACGATAAGACAGCTTGCGGGGTTCACCACGACACCCTGATAGGGATTCTGCGTGCTGAGTGCATTGAACTGTTGAACGTGCTCTCTGAGCTCGGGAGCAACGCTGTTGGGATCAATCAAGGGCCCTGTAGTTAATGGTTGTGACGCAACATAGGGTGTCGTCTCCATTATCTGCTGAAGCATCAAGACCTTGGGGTCCACTGATGGGTTGTAGAGCTGACTGTCCAGGGCTTCCTGGTTCACATTCGAGGTGGATTGCATCTTCTTCATCCAGTTCAGGATTCAAGTGGATATCGTTGGTGTACTCAATGCCATTGTGACCACTTTGTACCACAACGTCCCGATCTGAGTGCAAAAAGAGAGTGCCGGTTGCGTGGATCTCAAAGTCTCCCTGGATCACGAGCCGCCGGTTCACAGCATCATAGGAGACCAAGCGGCCCACCTGGGCATCAACAACACACGCGGGTGCCGTGAATGCCTGGTAGGCCAACTTGATGCGCTCAATGAGCTTAATTGGAGATTGCCTGTTCATACTGCTCAGCTGCGTCGTCGCGTGCTGGTACCATGGCGATGATGTGAATGGTCTTGATGGTCATCATTTCCTTTCCAGCAGCAACCATCCATGGCGTAAACATAACGCGCGTCTGGCTGGGGTTCTCAGGATTCTCCGCCATTACCATCGCAAGTGGACGGGCAATACGGATACCATCGTTTTCCTCGCTGAGCTTGCGGGCGATGACTTCCTCACCTGTAACCAACTTAATGGCAACTACGGGAGTGTTTTCAGACTTCTTTTCTACTAGCATGTGATATTTATCCGTGTAGTTTATAGGTGCTTGTGTTTTTCATTTACCAGAGCACGATGAAAGCCCTTGTAGTTCTGAAGAGTCATGTATCCAACAAACTTACTCAAGTGCATGAGTGGTGTTAGATCAAACTCGCTTATCCTAATCATGCTATCACCAACTCGGACCGTGTGGTCGTCAATGATGGCAAAACTATCGCCGGGGTTCATCTCAATCTTCCAACCAGATTGTGACCCCTGCATTTCAGTACCAACGTAGCCGTTGTTTGAATCCCATATACGAACCTCGTATGTGGGCTTGGGAAGTTTTGCGGCTTCCTCTTCGGCTGCGATGGCTTGGTTGATGCGAGCCTGAGTGTACATGCTGAGGGTCATGCCCTCATTTTTCTTCAGGTTACTCAGCGCCTGACGGATCCAAAGTGGTTCCCCCAGGGCATCAATAGCTTCCTGCGTCATCGTGTCCACGTTATCCAGGAGAGCCTGTAGTCGTGGCTTTTTCTTGGCCACGACCTTCAGGTAATCCTCGGGACTTTGATTGCTTCTCATCCCTGCTTCTTAAAGTGCTCCACCAGCTGGGTGAAGCCTCCAATGTAGATGTCATCAAGCCAAATCTGAGGAACGGTCTGTGGTCGCGCACCAGTGGCTGCTGATACCTTCTCGACCATTTCGTCCATGTTCTCAATGGCGTTGATTTCAGTGTAGCTGATACCCTTGTGATCGAACAACATCTTTGCTCGGTCACAGAATGGGCAGGGATGCTTGCTGTAGATGATTGCCTGCATGGGTGTCTCCTTAGAAGGAAATCTGGTCATCGGCAACCGTGATGGCGCCATGCTTTTCCAAGATCTTGCCATCCTCTAGGATGTAGACAATCTTGCTGTCCTGGTAGACGCCTTCCGACAGGGCGTGCAATCCAAGGATCACACCGCCGCGAAGCATCTGAGGACGGATTGCTCCACCCTCGGTTTTGTATGTCAAGTTGAGCTTGGCCTTTTCAATGCCACGAAGCTCGTACTTTTCACCCTCAACAAAGATATCAAAGTCCATTATGTGTTCTCCTTATAGGTCGAATGTGCTGAAGTCGTTGATGCCGGCATCCTGCTTGACACCACCATTGATGTAGCTGGAAATCTCAGTTTCCTGAGGGGCAACCTGAACCGACTTGGATGCAATCCAGCTGGAAGTCCAGGGAAGTGGGTTGCGGGCTGGAACGGTGAATGGAGCCTTGAGACCCACGCCACGCATACGCTGACCGGCGATGTAGTCCACATACTCATTCAGCAATGCTTCGTTGAGACCAATCAGCGAACCATCCTTGAACAGGTACTTGGCCCATGCCTTTTCCTGCTGGATTGCGCTGAGGTACATCTGGATTGCCAGCGGCTCGCACTCTTCGCGGATCTTGATGAAATCAGGGTCATCAGCGACCAGGATGTTCCTCAAGAGGTTCTGTGTTCCTGCAAGGTGCAAGTTCTCATCACGAGCGATGAACTTGATCAGCTTGGCGTTGCCTTCCATGCGCTTGGTTTCAGCGAATGCCCAGCTACATGCAAAGCTGACGTAGAAGCGAACACCCTCAAGGATGTTGACGCTCATCATGGTCAACCAGAGCTTCTTCTTGAGCTCATACTCATCAACGATGATCTTCTTGCCATTGACGGTATGCTTGCCCAGACCCAGCAACTGATACCACATCGACGACTCAATCAGGTCATCATAGTTTGCCGAGATGTCCTGCGCGCAATCAACGATTTCCTGGATGGACTTCATGCCATCAAAGACCTCGCCGGGATTGGGATAGACGTTACGGATGATGTGAGTGTAGCTGCGACTGTGAATGGTCTCAATGAAGGCCCAAGTCTGTGCCCACGTTTCCATTTCCGGCAAGCTGGTGATCGAACCAAACGCTGCTGTTGGGCTACGACCCTGAACGCTATCCAGAAGGATCTGTCGCTTCAAGTTGCTGGTGAAGATGTGACGCTCGTGATCGTTGAGCTTTCCAAAGTCACCTCGATCGCTGTTGAGGTCAACTTCTTCTGGACGCCAAAAGAAGCCCAGCTGGCTGTTGGTCAGTGCCTCAAGCTCTGGATACTTTACCTGGTCAAAACGCTGAATGTCCACTGGACCCGATGGATCAAAGAACATCTTTGCCGTCATGTGGTTGGTTGCATTAAGATTGAAAACGCTCATGCGTTATTCTCCTTTTTGATTTCTCGAATCCTCTGCTCAATCTCCCGGAGACGAGCAGCGATAACATTGGTGATTCCAAATCGTGCCTTGCCAGCGAGCTCGCTGGGAATGTCATGACCACCGATCTGGACATTGAATGGCAGGTGCTGGTTCATGGTCTTAAACCCCAAAACCAACAGGTGCGTTCGCTCATCCTGGAGAGCTTTTAGTTCGGCATTCATAGCCTGTCCTCTTTCTGAATATACAGGATTCTGGTGCCCCATGTCTATTACTGGTAGAAAGGCCCAGAAGCGCCCACGCGCTCCCGGGCACTTTTCTTACAGTTTGCAGGAGTCGCAGTCGTCCTCAGGAAGAGCCATGAGCTCTTCAAGGCTCATTTCTTCTGCGGGCTTCTGTGGTGCATCCTTTTCCATGGTCACATCTTCCTGACCGTCATAGGTGTTGAAGTAATACAAGTTCTTTCCACCGTACTTGTAGAAGTACAGAAGATCCATGATCATCTCCTTCATGGAGATCTCATTTTCCTCATAGTGCTGCGGATTGTAGCTGGTATTCACCGACGCACTCTGGTCGAGATATTTACCCAAAACACACGCAACCTTCAGATAACCCCTGGGGCTCTTCTGATCCCACAGTAGCTCGTACTTGTTCTTCAGCTTCTGAATCTCAGGAACAACCTGCTTCAAGATGCCGTGCTTGGAGACCTTCTCCGACACAAGTGCGCGTACTGGCTCAATACCATTCGTGCTGTTGCTGAGCTGAGCGGATGTTTCCGCAGGCATCAGCGCCATCAGTGTGGTGTTGCGGATTCCCGTGTCAAGCAACTGAGCGCGGAGGGCTTCCCACTCCTGGCGCAGCTTGGGCTCAACCAGTTCATCAATGTCTCGCTTGTACGTGTCAATAGGCAGGATGCCCTTGCTGTACTTGCTCATGTGAGCACCCTCACAGGCACCCTTTTCCACTGCCAGATCAGCCGAAGCCTTGATCAGATAGTAGCTCATGCCTTCCATGAACTCATCGACCAGACTTAGAGCACCATCGTCATACTTCAGGCCATGCTTGGCGAGAAAGTAAGCCAGGTTGATGATGCCCACGCCCAGTGGACGTAGCTCGCGCGTTGCGGTCTCTGCTGCCTTCACTGGGTAGTTCTGGTAGCTGAGTAGCTCATCGAGGAAGCGAACAACCAGCTTGGCTGGCTTCTCGAAATCATGTGGCGTCTTAACACGTCCCCAGTTCAATGCACTCAGTGTGCAAAGCGAGATACGACCGCTATCGTCATCGTAGCTCTGAAGTGGACGAGTTGGAAGCGTGATCTCCTGGCAGAGGTTGCTCTGCGTGATTGGAGCCAGCTCTGGAATGTAGCTTCCATGGCTGTTTGCATGGTCGATGTTCATCAAATAGATGCGACCAGTTTCCTTGCGCTCCGTCATGTAAGCCTGGAAAACGTCCAGTGCCTTCATGGAGTGCTTTCGGATCGAAGGATCATTCTCATACTTGACGTAGAGACGATCAAACTCATCCTGATCCGCATAGAACGCATCCAGGAGACCTGGAACTTCATGTGGGCTGAAGAACGTGATATCACCGCCGTCAATCAACCTCCTGTACATCATACGATTGAACAAGAAGCTGTAATCCAGCTGACGAATACGATTGAACTCAGTGCCCTTGTTGTTCTTCAAAACAACCAGCTCTGGAAACTCGTAGTGCCATACTGGAAAGTGGACCGTTGCTGCACCACCACGAACACCACCCTGGCTGCACGACTTAACGGCAGTCTGGAACCAACGAACAAAGGGAAGGAGTCCAGTGTGTTCTGCGTCGCCCATTCGGATCTTGCTTCCAAGTGCGCGAATGCGTCCCATATCAATACCAAGACCAGCCTTCTGGCTGATGTACTTGACGATGGCGCCATTGGTAGCGGTCAAGCTATCCAGGCTGTCGTCGGCACTGATAGTAACGCAGGAACTAAACTGCTTCTGTGGTGTTCTCAGACCTGCCATGATGGGCGTTGGCAAGCTGATATCAAACTGACTTGCTGCGTCGTAGAAGTCCTTGACGTACATCATACGAGTTTCAGCTGGATAAGCCATGAAACCGATTGCAGCGATCAGCACCAGCGCAATCTGAGGGGTTTCAAAGAACTGTCCAGATACCCGGTCTTTTACCAGGTACTTTCCGCGCCATTGCTCCATGCCTGCGTAGGCAATCAAGTCATCGCGCTCGTGACGAACGATCTTCTCAATCTTCAACCAGTCCTGATCGGAATAGTTGTCAAGAAGTTCCTGTGTGTAGTGACCAAGTCTTACGTTGTGCTCAACAACTTGGCGTACAGTCCATGGCTCGTAGCGGCCGTAGACTTCCTTGCGTAGCTGGTAGCTTGCCAGGCGGCTTGCTACAAACTGATACTGTGGTGTATCTTCGCTGATCAGTTCGCTTGCGCTCTTGACCAGCAGGTCGTGAATCTGCGATGTACGTGTTCCATCCTCTAGCTGAAGCTTGGCGCGAAGCTCAACTTCCGAGGGGGAAACACCTGCTAGGCCTTCACAGGCCCAGAAGACCACTCTGTGGATCTTCTCGAGGTCTAGTGCCTCTTTCTTGCCGTCACGCTTGACGACCATGATTGGTGTGCTGCCCATCTTGTTCCTGTTCTCTTTGTTTCGTTGGGCCGGTATTTAGTATGCACTTTTTCGCTTTGTCCTGGGCGTTTATGCTCCAAGGGATCCGCTAATTAGGCTTCTAGATGCCCGCCTTCTGGGTTTACACGATAGCTAACCAGAGTTACACAATTCTGACGCTCTGTGTCAAAATTGAACACGTCTGCGTGAGCATAATTCAGTGCCCACTTGTTATCAATCAAGAGGATCATCGTCTGCAAAGACGCCTCTTGATTCCGGATCATAACCAGTTTCATACGCTCGGGAGCCCAGCCCAGCATGTAGAGCGTCTGCTCCATCAGATAGGCCTTTGCGACATCATCGAAATCACCCTGATGGAGAAGGTCCCAGGGACCGGCCCAACTTTGTGCATCATCGTAATCTAGAACAAAGGTGCTCGTAGGGGCGAGAGCCACCCACTTTGCCACAGCTTGAAGCTGCTCCATGTCTCCGATGCCAACGAGGCTGGTGCGAAATGCCCTCCATTCAGCGAGACGCTCGCTGGGAGGCAGTAGAAAAGGGTTCATGTGATTCTCCTGAGAGAAGTTTTAGTTAGAGCGGAGGATTAGTCCACTCGCGACCAGTGACAGTAAATGTCCAGTCAAACGCTGTTCCTGTTCGAACGGCTAGCCAAGTAATCCCATTGTCATTTCCCGCTGGGGAAAGGGATTGAACTTTGCAACCAATTTGAGCCAATGCTTCGGGACTAAAGTTCAATGAGTTCTTGATAGTTACCTTAACGGTGGAGGCATTGGGGTCGCCAGGATGAATACAGATCGCGATCTCTCCAACAGCCTTGATCGTGCTGTTGTTGGTCGAAAGACCAAAGTCAAAAACTGCATAGTCAACGGATCCATGTCGGAACAATGGAACACAGGGAACGAATGCGGAAGCCGACCCAGATGGTAGCTTGACACCAACCAGCGGGCCGTGGTGATAAACATCACCCTTGATGCCACGCTGGATGTCAAACTCGGTGAGAACCTTGATGTTCTGATAGGGATAAGATCGGCGGTTCTGGAGCGCGGGCAAGTTGGGCGCACCCATGAAGATCTCGCCCGTGTCAGTTGTGACGCCGAACTCGCCATCAGCCAAGGCATCGGGCAACTCGCCGCTTGTTCCCCGGCGGTGCTGGACCCTAGTGATCTGAATTACAGCCATGCGTGTCTCCAATTTACCACATATTTATTCCCCAGCTTGACTTTGGTAAGAAGCTTGCTAGATTGGATCTATGAATGAGATCAAAGTTCCACCGATCGGCACACGGGTTGAGATTGAGACGTTCTACACCATTGAGTGGATGAACTTTCCCAAGCCACCGATTGTGGGCATCGTGGCGCATCCCAACGCTTGGGACAAACCCGAAACCCTCCGTGTGGTTGCCCGCGAGGATGTGTTTGGCAAGACTCACTATGAGAGCACCATTTCCATCGACCGGGTCAAAAGTCTCAAGGTACTGGGCACATCGGAGGAACCCGATAATCCCAATGCCGTGAATGTTCCCGATCCCACAACGGCAACCGTAATGGAGATCGAGGGAAGCAAGGGCGACCTCTACACCGTGACCCTGGATGGCAACAAGGCAAGTTGCACGTGCCAAGCGGGATCACGGGGCAGGATCTGCCGTCACATCAAGATTGCTCGAGAGAAGCTTGCTGCTGGCTGAAGAACATCTCTAGACGTTCCATCCAAGTCTCAACCGCCTTTTCAAACTCCTTGCCTTCAAAGACGTACTCCTGAAAGCTAAGATCGCGGGCAACCATGAAGATGACACCACGACGAATGTTGGTGTCAAACAGTTCATTGTGCGCTAGAGCATAGGCAGCAAGCTGACAAGCGTAGTTCTGAATCTTGTCCTTGCTCTTCATCTTGTTGGTTGTCTTGTAATCCATGATAGCTGGTTCGCCATTGTGGATTCCAATCAAGTCTGCCGTTCCTGCATATAGGCCAGGAAAGTAAAGCATCTCTTCCATTGCCCAGACTTCCTCAACATTGCTGAGGCCCTGTTCAATGATAACGTCGGCCATGTTGGTGGCCATCTTCCGGATCACATTGCTGCCACGAGGACGCTCCTCGCCCACCATCCAGTTTTCCAGATGGGTGTGCATCAGAGTTCCCAGTGAACAGGCATCGTCGCGGATCTGGTCGGCCTTTTTGTCGCCAACCCAAGCACGCCACTCCATCAAGCCAGTCTTGTCTTCCGTGGCACCAAGGATGGTGGTCACGCTGCTATGAGGGATGCCAAGATCATCAAGATAATGGCGGACACCATCTGGACGTGTGATACGCTCCAGCTTGGGATATGTGAATTGTTTGTTCTGTGTGATCATGTCTTTTTCTTTCTGGGTATATAGAATTCTGGAGTTTGTGTCTATTTCCGATCTTCCAGACATGACTGGAGCGGACGTTTCCGTCCGCTCCATATTTACCTAGTGGTACGACGTTTACTTAGGCGTCCGGGAAATACCAACAGCCGTGCCAAGTCCCTTGCCCCGTACATTCGCATCAAAGTCGTCCAGGGTTCCGTACTCGAACTCAGCGTGCTTGATGACTTCCTCGTCCAACGAGGGGTTGCCATAGAGCTTCTGGCAGACAGCCCTGATAGCCTTGTTGACATGCGCGCTTGGATTCTTCTTGAGCGTCTCCCTGACTACTCGGAGCGTATGGGCGAGTTGTCCATCGCTCAGAGTGTTGGACGGAGCCTTGTGCTCCTCCAGTTCCTCAGCGGCTGCTTCCTCAAAATAGCTCTGTGAAAGCTTCTCAAGGCGCTCACGTGTCTCGTGAACACTGGGCGTTCCCTTGTTGGTGTAGCTTCCATCATGGACGCCTGCGCGATCCTTCATCTCTTGAATCTGCTGGGCAAAGAACACTTCTTCGGTGGTCTCATCTTCGACAGTTTCCTCAACGGGCTCCGCGTTGTCATCCTCGTGGAACTGACGATACTCACCGATTGGCATAACGTCGATGCCTAGAACGTAGGCACCTTCCGCGATGTTGACGGGGATCTGTCCAGAGGAAACCTTGGCCGCAACGGCACGAGCATCACCATAATTGGTAAAGCCCTCTTGTACCAGCTGAGTACGCGAGCCAGCAGTTGCCCAGCTGGGCTGAGCTGCCGTACCAATGTTCTCCATCATCTGGGTATGAACTACGACTACGAAATTGTTGGCCTCCATGACGGGCTCCTCTTCTAGTTCTTCGAATTCATTTAGGGACGTGTTCTCGATATCAAGAACAGGATTGCTCTCATGATCATAATCATCACGAATGCTTTCAACGACCTGAATCTGATCTTCCGTATCTGTTGCCAGGGCATCATCTTCCATGATACGCTGTAGGGCACGTTCACGGAACTCACCTTCCGAAAGCTGTCCCATTTCGTGCATGTATGGAGTATTGGTGTAGTGACCATAAGCGCGGCTCAGGACTGCTTCAATCTCCGCACCCTCATAGAGCCCAGACCAATCCAAGCATTCCTCGAGGTCGCCACGCCACAACGTCTCGCCAATCTCGTTGAGACCCTCGTGAAGACTTTCGCTGACACGACGGGCGATCTGATTGGGACTTCTGATGCGCGAGCCCAAGAGACCCTTTTTCTTGAACAGCTCAAACGTCTTATTGTTGGTCAACATTGCGTGACTGTTGGAGGCACTAAAGCAGGCAAGCTGAAAGTGCTCCATGTCAAACTCCGTTACACCGCCATACATCACATTTGGCTTGAACGTGAATTCCTTGAACGCCTTGACAGCTTCATCCTTGTTGGAATAGCCAAGCATGACCTTGTCTTCGTCAAACTTGCTTCCATCAACGGTAAGCTGGTGGACCACATAGACAGTTGCGTTGCTCTTGGGGTTCTTGCGGAGGTAGCAATCCAAGTGCTCACCATCGGGACTGTGAGTTCCCTTGATGTAGCCGTAGTTGTCCTTGATCTTGTGCGACCATACTTCACCGGTCTTCTGGTTCTTGCCACGACGGTAGCCGCCGGCAGGAACTTCAACGCTGATGTCCAGTCCCTCATAGTGGAGACGGCTGTGAAGCTTGGCTTCGCTGAGTTGTTTGAATAGTTCCATTACCAGAGAATCCTCCACATAAAGGTGTTGCCAGTTGAGAGGTTCTTCAGAGGCACAATCTGGTAGCCCAGGTCGTAGAAGTTCTTCTGTACCAAATCAATCTGCTCACGAAGGCTGCGGTCATAGACATCGCTGAATAGCGCGCCATAGTAATCTCGAGCATCCAGCTTGGCTTCATTCAGTGGATCATAGCTTAGTGGATCTGTGAAAGGGCTGTCCTTGACATCCAGTGACAACTTGCCAAGTTCAATGGCTTCAAAGATCTTTCGCTCAATCCATCGAATCTCGTCATAGATCACGAGGTTGTTTCGACTTCCTGCGCGTGCTTCAGCGGCTGTGGGAAAGGTGATCATTCTTTGTCCTTTTGTGCAATGGTACGAAGAGCGGCACTTTTTACCTGCTTGTCGTCCTTTTCAGCTTGCTTTTGATCGACCTGGCGTCCTGCTCCGGCGTTGCTGATCATAACGCTCAACTGACCATTCTCGGGATCGGGCTCAACTGAGAGTCCCTCGACACCCTTGACGGCAGTGGCAACCAGATCCGCATCCACGGCAGTTCCATCTAGATCAGGATTGTTGCGGATCAAGTCCACAACCTGCTTGACTGTGATACTTCCCACACCCTGTGCTTTGAGACGAGAAACAATGTCCATGACGACGCCCTTTGCAATCTGCAGCGGGTTGAGTTCCTCAGTGAAAATCTCTGTCCAACGCATAATGGTGTCTCCTATTTTCACTATTTACTCTGATATGGCAATGCCGGTAACTGTCTCCAGCTACCGGCACGGCGTTCTTACTTGTCGTCGTCGTTGTCGTCGGAATCATCAGCGGGCTCTTCGGCTGCTGGCTTTTCCTTCTTCTCGGACTTCTTGGCAAAAGGATTGCCCTTGGGCTTTTCGCCACCCTCTGGAGCCTTTGCGCCTTCAACCTTTGGCTCTTCAACCTTGGTCTCTGGTGCACCGCCCTCAGTCTTGCCGGCCTTGGGAGCGCCGGTCATTGGCTTGAGCTTTCCGTAGTCGGTGCTCATTGGCTCACCCTTGTACTGGCCCTGAGAATCAACTGGCCAGTGAGCCGCGTTGATGTTCTCATTCACTGCATCGTCGTCACCAACGAGGCTGCTTGCCTTCTGAGCAAACTCACCAGCATTCTTTGGGTTCTGGCCATTCTGCTTCATCGTGTTCAGCATCTTGTTGGCCGCGTTGCGCTCCTGACCGTCCATGCCAGCCATTGCGCTCTGGACGCTCTGAGTAGCTGCGGAACGATTTGCACCCATCTTGCCTGCAATCTTACCAAGAGCAGCATTGCCGTTCTTCTTGTCCTGCGGGCTCATTGGAACTGCGGCTTCCTTCATCTTCTGAACCGAATAGACTGCTGGCGTTACACCGTATGCAGCTTGGAATGCCTCAACCAGCTTGGCCAGATTTCCGCCTTCGCTTTCGTTGATGCCAACCGCCTTGTCCAAGTAAGCAACAGCTTCCTTGACGGCCTTGGCAGCATTGCCCTTTCCGGTTGTCTTGATGGATGCTTCGATGATCTGTGCCAGACCCTGTGCAGTCAGAGTAGCTTCGGAGACCTTGTCGTCACCCTTCTGCTTTTCACGACGTGCATTGGAGCGTGCCTTCATGCGGTCAGCCTTGCTGTCCTCTTCGTCATCGCCCTTGCGGAAAGTCTTGCCTTCCTCCAGGTCATCACCCTTTTGCTTTTCGCGACGAGCGTTGCTGCGAGCCTTGTCATTGGACTTCTTCTTCCAATTGTCATCCTCATCATCGCTCTGCTTGAAGCTCTTGCCCTCTTCCAGGTCATCGCCCTTCTGCTTTTCACGGCGGGCATTGCTACGAGCCTTGTCACTGGACTTCTTCTTCCAGTTATCGTCCTCGTCGTCGCTCTTCTTGAACGACTTGCCTTCCATTACTTCGTAGTGCTCCTGGTCCTGGCTCTGCGTGCGGGTTGGTTCTGCCAGCTGGGCCATTGCAGCCATGCCGTGCTTCTTCTTGCCAATCCAGCCTGCGAGCTTTGCTGGATCCTTTGCTGCCTTCTGGGCAACGCTGGTAGCAAAACTACGGAAGTGCTCTTCTGGCATGCCAGCGGCTGCTTCCTTCAAGACCCAACCAATGAGCGAATCAAGACCCTCGGTCTCAATCAGCTTGCGACCAGCGGACTCCAGGATAACGCTTTCATTGAGAGCCTTACCACCCTCACGCGACTCCTTGCGGGCACGACCCAGTGGCTCCTGCTCTGGACCGGATGCAGCATCTGCACCACCGAAGTCGTCCATTGCAGCATCAACAGCGCCAGCGTCAGTAGGCTCTGCTGCTGGATCGGCCATGTTTGCACCGGGATCCATGTTGGCGTCTGCGCTCATGTCGTTGGGTGGAACCTTGCCTTCGAGACGCATAATGGAGTTGCCCATTTCGTCCTTGGCACGGCGGACCGTGTTCATTGCGCCGGTGATGGCCTCCTGCGAGGACTCTTCAAACGAGTGAGCGGCTTCCTGTCCGAAAGCTGCCTTCATCTTGTCAACGAGGGGGAAGAGATCCTGGGCATTCATCTTGGCCAGGTCTTCAGCCATGTTCTGCAACTTGTGCATCATATCCTGTGCGGCCAGAACTAGTTCTGCCTGCTCCAGGTCGTTTTCCAGAAGGTTGGAGAGGCTTGTGCTCTCTGCGCTCTCTTCTAGCTTTCGGACTTCAGCAATGCGAAGTTGCGTACGAGCGAACTCCTCCTTGATTGCCTTCAGCCTCTCAATCTTAGTATTCGTCATGTGGTTTGCTCCTTAGGCAGAAGTCTTCTTGCGGAGACGCTTGGGCGCAACTTCGCTGAGAAAGATGTTGATGGCTTCCTGAATTAGTACCGCTTTGGTGTAGCTGGGATCATTATTGTAGGAGTTAAAAGTGGACTCCTTGATAATCCTGCTACGTTCTAGTCCATACGCTTCGTAGACGCTCTGGAGTTCTGCCGTGCTATTTGCGGCATCGAAATCGATCGTCACACCAAACAGCGATTCCAACAATCCTAGGACTTTGGAAAGGCGGTAATTAGGACTTGTGTTGAGTTCATCAATGCCCATGACATCCTTCCAGACAAGTAAGCTGCGATATTGTGTATTTAGCGGACGTGGTATCAGTCATGGAAAAACGGTTGGCAAATCAATACCAACCGTTACCATTGATTAACGAAGGGATTCGTTGATCGATTTGATGGTGTCCTGTGCTGCCAGTGCCTGTGCGCGAGCCGCATTAAAGCGATCCTTGAACACATTGGCCGCTGCGCTTTCGCCCAGTTCCATCGACCTTGCATAACGGGCCTTGTGACGTCCCGTTTCAATCCTGCTGCGGTTGAATTCCTCATCAAGATCCAACACTTCCTGCACCTTGGGTGAGGAAATCTGCTGGCCCTTGTTTAGAAGCTTCATAACTGCCGTTGCTGCTTCCTTCATTACCATTCCAGGAGCAACATCGCGACGTCCAGCGTCAACAACATTGTAGCGATTTACGTCCTTGCCACCGCTTTCCTCGATGATTGCCATAACGCTGTATGGACCATTCTGAGGAGCGGGGAGAGCTGGACTGGAAAACTGCGAAGTTTCCTGTAGCTGCTGGCGAGGTGCCTCTTCATCACCGGAAAGCTGGTTAAGCGTTTCCATGATGTTCTTCATTGCATCCACGTCTGCACGGCTTGTACCAAAGCTGGGCATATATGCTGGTGCAGCGGGTGCCACATAACCGCGGCTCTCGTTTAGAGGACGCTGAGTTCCGGCGTAACCACCCGAATAGTGGGCATTTACTGTTTCATTTGCCACAGCGGGAACATTGCTTCCGCCATTTAGAATATTACGAAGACGTGCCATTTCCTGGATGTCTGCGTTGCTGGGTCCCATTGGGATGAGAGAGTTGCTCATGTTATCTCCAAAGATCATCTAGTTTGCTTACGATGTAGAACAGAGATCCATCATGCTGGGTTCTTTCAAGAACACCCCTGCTCACCATTTTGCGCGCCACTTCCTTTTGGCGTTCGTCAAGCTCACTTCGCTTGATTGTTTTATCTTCCTGAGATTCGATGAGGTCGACCATCTCCTGCTCCTCATTGGAAACAGAAACTTGGATACCTCCTCGAATCTCCCGAAAGCGCATTACTTCTTGCGCCTCATAGCGCTCTCACCCAAGTAATCACGTCCCATCATCTGGGCCTGATTGGTGAGGTCCTGAAGCTTCTGGATCAGGCTCTTGTACTCCGAGAGGCGAATGTCTGCAAGACCAGTCTGAATGCTGTTCAGGCTGTCCTCAATCTGAGCCATTGCATCGCTCTGCTGTGGAGCCATTGAAGCGCCCATACCCATTGGAGCACCAACCGGTGGAGCCATTGGAGCACCAGTGGGATCCATTGGAGCACCAGTGGGATCCATTGGAGCATCCATGTCAGGAACATCCATTCCCATGTCGTCACCTGGCATCTCAACTGGATCAGCACCCAGCTCGCCTGGAACACCCTCGTCGCCCATTGGGTCAACTGGAGCATCCATCGCGCCGTCCATCGCACCGTCCATGCCGCCATCCATGTCGTCCATTGGATCAGCAACGGGATCGTCTCCCATTCCATCTACATCCATGTCGGCTGGTTCGTCGGCAACTGGGCCTGCACCAAGAGGACCAGCTGGATCGCTGGCACCAATCTCAGGAATTTCAATTCCTTCGAAATCGTCCTCGTCTAGTTCAGGAAGACCTGCGAGTTCGCGCAGGCGGAAAAGTGGATTCACTGGTTTCATGCCCATAACTCCCTCGGTAATTGGCTCTTCGATCTCCTCGTCGTAGCGAGGCTTGTACTTAGCCTTGCGACCAGCATCCCTGCGGGCATCCTTGTCACCATGGACGCTTCCGGACTTGCCGGTTGCTGCCATTGCCTGAACAACTGGATTACGGGGCTTGATTTCAGCCATCTTGGCCTTGGCGTCCTTGACGCGCTTGTCCGGATTCTTACTCATCTTTTCCTCAATCTCCACGGAGTCACGCACCGTTGGCTTCCTGAGGATTTCAGATAGTGCCCGACCGGTGCGATATGCGCCCTCACGGTCACCGCACTCGATGCGGTAGTTTGTTGGGCTGGTAGCCTGGTAGTCTACTGAATTTTCATCCAACCAGTCAAGAACTCGATCGCGGCTTTGTTCAGAAACTTCAACAGCGTAGGTGTAGCCTTCGGAAACCTTGGTCATAACACCACCAAAAGTCTCATCTAGAGGACGTCCATTCCTGACGCTTTCGTACTTGGCATTTAGATAGTTTTCCATGGGCTTGCTGCTCCCTAGCTTGACTCCATATTTACCAAGTATCGCGGATGCTTTGGAGAGGTGAACTCCCTGCGGACCCGTTAGATAGTTGACCAAATTCATTAGATCATCGCCCTGCATTTTGCCCTTTAGGCGGCCAGCAGTGGCATCATCAATACCATAGCGGCCCAATACATCGGCAAGATTGAACTTATCCATTCTTCTTTTTGCCCTTCTTGACATGGATACGGGTCTTGATCTTGGGACCACGACTTTCATGGATGATTGCCTCGAATTGAGCTGCCCATAGGTGCTGGGCACTCTCGAGAAACGCACGCTCCTCGGCCGACATTTTAAGGGGGTCGTCCCCAAAGAGCTCAGAAAGAGTCATTGGTTTCTCACTATTAGGATATCCAAGCATATTTAGCATATCTGTTTGATAATAGTCCGAAACCAGGCAGTTAACCTGGTGCAGTGCTGGGGCGACTCTATGGTAAATATGGGGGTAAAGATCGGATCAAGGAGACACTCATGGAAGACCTTTTCAAAAGCATTGTCTCCCTAATCGCAAAGGGGGATGGAAGTTCTCTTACTGCGGTTCTTCTTGGTATCATTATTGCTCTGGGCTGGTGGGTTTTCCGTCAGGCCAAGCAGTTGGAAAAGAAGGACGAGAAGATCTACAAGATCATCGACGACTACTCCAAGAACAACATCACGATCACTGAAGCTATGAACGGCTTGAAGATGGTGCTCATCGAAATCAAGGCCAAGCTCTAATGAAGTGGCTGTTTCAGAGTCAGAAGGAAACTGACAGGAAAGCAGCACGCGAAGCAAGTCTCAAGGCAGCCATCGCCAGCAGTGATGCATTGGAGAAGGCTGCCAAGGGAACGATGACTCTTGCCCAAGACGTTACCGAGACCCTTCAGGCAAAACTCGACGACTACGCACAACAGATCGAACAGACGTCGCGCCTCTTGGCCGATGCACTCCTCCTTGTGGACACTCACGGTATTATTGAAAGCTTCAACCCAGCGGCCGAGGCAATGTTTGGGTGGAAGAAGCGTTACATCATCGGCAAGAGCATTTCCACATTGTTTCAGTTTCCCGAGGGAACAAAAGTCAACTCCGAGTTCATGGAAAGCTTCATGGGCCTGGTGAACAGCGACGAACCACTTACCACTACTTCTCATCATGAGGAATTCATGGGAGTCAAGGAAGATGGAACCACAATCTATATCGACGTGGGTGCCAGCAAGCTGGTTCGTCGTGACAAGCAGACTCATTATATCATCCTAATCCGCAATGTAACCCATCGCGTGAAGAATGGTCAGATGATGCGTGAGCTAGCGGAACGTAACCAGGAATTGGTTACGACGATTGACGCATCCAACACGGGCTTTGTTATCCTCGAGAATGACGGAAGTGATTACAAGGTAACCTTCGTCAACGAGGGCTTTGCTCGCTTGACCAAGACCAAGAGGCGTGATCTAAAGAAGATGAGTCTTCGTGATCTGCTGGGAATTGACAAGGGCTACTGGACGGTTCGCCGGACACTTGGTGAGGAAGTAACTGCCCGCCACGAGGTTCAGCTTGAGCTTGAAAGTGCATCGGACATTTGGTTCGACGTCCACATCACTCCAGTGATCAAGGGTCATCAGGCTCACCAGTGGATCTTGGTGTTCTATGACACAACGGAACTCAAGAAGGCATATCAGAATCTTCGCAAGAGTGAGGCTCACTTCCGTGCATTCTCGGACGCAAGTTCGGAGAGCATGTTCATCCACGATAACTCCTCGCTTCTAGATTGGAACGAGCGTCTTATCACACTGACCGGCTACAGTGAGAGCGAACTACAAAAGATTAATCCCCTTGACTTTGTCCACCCTCTAGAGCGTGAGCATATTCGAGTCAAGCTGGACAGTGATGCACCGGAAAGCTACGAGACTCTCTTGATGACCAAGAGCGGTGATGTTCGAGAGGTTGCCTTCAACAGTCGACCAATCGAATGGGACAACGCGGAAGCACAGATTGTGGTTGCCCGAGATGTAACGGCGTTCAAGGACATTGATACCCAGTTGAAGGCATCGCGTGAGCGTTATAAGACGGTCATTGACAACACCATTGACATGGTGGTTTGTTTCAATGCCAAGTTTGAGATCACATTTAGCAACCAGACGTTCAGGGATTACTTTGACGTTGAGCTAGATGATATCAACGGCTTTGCGCTCCTGGATGTTATCCCACAGACCGACCATGAGAAGTTTATCGCTTACATGCTCAGCATCTCACCGGAAGCAGAAGTGCGTCGTGGTATCCACAGGATTCAGCGCCACAATGAGACTCGTTGGCAGGACTGGATTGATCGCGGCATCTTTGACGATGATGGCAAGCTGATTGAAATTCAGAGTGTTGCCCGAGACGTAACACACCTGATGCCCAGTCAGTAAGGTTGACACACTCCGCACTGATGCTAACCCTGTTACATAAGCAGGGAGACCGCAGTGAACGAGAATGAGAATGAACTTCCAATCGACGAATTCGAGATCATCCGCGATGGTGCATTTCTAGTTCGTCGAAATACCCGACTGGTCGATGAAGTCCTCGCTGCCCGTCGGCGAAAGCAAGAAGCTCTCTTGCGCGTGGAACTTACCGAATATGCAGAGCTAATTCGCCCCGCAGCATGACATGGAAAAGCCCAGGAAGCGTTTGCTTCCTGGGCTAATCTGTCTGCAATCTAGTCCCTAAGGATTAGAATACGAACTTGCTGATCGTCACAGTCGCACCTGGGATCGCTGCGCCGAAAGCTGCGGTTGCCTCAGCGTTGAACGCCGACAGGTCACCGAAGATCTCGTTGTGCTCAACGGCAAAGTTCAGCGTGGTTGGCTTAGCCTTGCCCATGATGACTGGCTGTGCGCGGATCGAGATGACCTCAATCAGCTTGTCCAGTGCAGGCGAGTGCTGCTCTTCTGCGCCGACCAGTGCGGTCAGGTCTGCACCAGTAACGGTAGCAGTGAACATTGGGAGACCGCCCGACAGGAACTGGTCTGGAGTTGCGGCAAAGCCGTGAATCTTGTCAGTCATTTGAAGTCTCCTAAAAGAGAGTTTCTGTTGCATCTATTTATCGGAACACATCTGGAATCAGCTCTTTTTGCGACCCTTTTTGCGCTCCGCTGCGTCATAGATTCCTTTGTGACCCTGGGAGTCAAAGCCGGCACCAATGGAACCCTTCATGCCTGCTTTTCCAACCGAGGTCGCTACATTGCCGGATGCGGTTGATCCGGCGGTCGAGGTTTCGTTTACAATCTCATTCCAACGCATGGTTACACCTGCAAGTAAATGTGCTTGAAATCCTTCATGGGGACTTCAACTTTCAGGTTATTTAGCCGCTCTAGAAAGATGGCACAAATGGTCCTTCGAGCATCACTGTCGAAGGCACGATTCATATACATGGAAATGCTTTCCAGTGTGTCCACTGAACTAACACTTCCACGCCCATTAAAGAGGTATTCAACCACCTTCTTGGGATCATCCATCTTGTCAGTTAGCGCCGTAACTGCGCTGGGGTAAACCTTCAAGAATTCCTCCTTGGAGAGTTCCTTGAATTCCTTGACCCTTGCGGTACCATCCTGACGCATTGGCCGAAGCCGATAACGCCAGAGCAGTCCCCGATCGTGGAAGAACGTGGGACCCACACGGGCGATGATCTCGCCCTTGTCTTCCAATACCCAGTCGGAGCAATAGGCCGTGATAGCCTTGATCATCTCCGTTCTGTACAATCCCTTAAAGTAGCTGGCACTGCTATTGCCCCAGCGGAGCATGTCAGTCTTGCCAGCACTAAAGTAGCTGAACTTCTGCCACTCAAAGTTGCCAAACATAAAGTCCACCTGGACCCTACCATGCGCCTCAGCATCTCCGTTGATGGGAATGGATGTGAAGATCTGGTTGTTGCCTGGACGAGCCTTGACGTGATCGTCACCCAAGAGGGCGATAAGGTCATTGGCTACTTTTGCCTGATCATAAGCATCAATGCTCAAGTTCAGATCAATATCACCGGACGTCTCGTTCTTGCCAGCCGATCCTAGCATGACTTTGCCCAGAGGCTTACCGTCATTTAGAATGTACTCGGGCCAGTGACGCTCCAACCAAGTCAGAGTGCCGTAGATGTCCTCACGATTAATACGCTGAGTATCCGTGAAAGCCTTACCGCCCATCTTCAATCCTTTTCTTCGTATCGTAGAACATTCCAAGAGTCCTACGATGAAGGTCCCCGCTGTAAGAGAGTTGGATAGCTCTCCCATTCAACATTCCGTTGTAATGTAATGAATAACGCATTGCGCGGTACCCTGTCAGTAATTTTTCAAGTCTGGCTAGCCGCTTTTCTTTGGGCCAATCCTTGGTGCGACTCAAAAAGCAGGAACGTGCTGGACGCCTTCCACCCACGATGGCGTACTTGACCCGATGAGTGAACTCATTGATGGCTGAGAATGCTTCCCGGTCCACCAGTTTGAACAGCCCTCTGGGGGTCGCTACGACTGCACCTTCCTTATAGCATCCACTACCCATAATGGAGTCAATTTCGTTCACTACGACCCGGTAAGCAGCTTCCTTGAATAGAAGAACGCATGAGTCAAAGACCGGGCGGAGACGTGCGCGTTCCTGGACAATTTCCTTTCGGAGCTCATTCCAATTACGATCACCAGCGTTGGGATGCTTTCGAGACAGATTTGTCTCGAGGATCTCCCGCTTGCTGAAACCTCGAATGTTGCTGGGCTCGGGCAGCCAGTGGTTTAGGACCAGCTTTACCTGATCGGCACTGGTTGAGAGGCGCTCACGAATCCACTCCATGGAAAGTGAATTGTTGATGTGAACCATCCAGTTGGCAAGTTCATCTATTTGAGCTGCCTCGGTGGCGCCAATCATCCGCGTTATCAATGCGGTCGTCTTTACGGAAAAGTCATTGCCTAGAATGCAATAAAAGGCCGTGCTGGGCGACCAGCTGGTATGCGTGACAACCATGCTATCATAGGTGCTGGTCATCTCTCCCTTGTAGGGAATGGAGTTGGGCTGAACACCCTCAAGGAGCTCAACACCCAGCCAGTTTCCTGGAGAGATTGCATTCTCGGTTACAAGAGCTTCGATGACACAACTGGCAACCGCATGTCCACGACGATACGTCGCAGACCACAGTTCATCGGGCCAGTCCTCGATGTCATAGATGGGCTGTCCGCCCTTTCGTTGTGTGTAGAATTGTCCGGCATCATCTAGGCCGATTTGAAGATAGGATCCGTCCAGCTTTTCGCTAGCCATCCACTTGAGGTCAAGACTATCCAGGATGTCTTTGACGCTCATGTCTTCGAAGTGTGGGATGCTCGTCATACCAACTTTCTAGCATGACGAGCATCGCGTGTTCAATTTAGTTGCGAGCGCGAACCAGTGCCCAGCCAAGAAGGGCTAGGTCGTGCATGTCGTTGTCGGACATGGTTGAGATACCACCAGCATTCATGACCTTACGGGTCAAGCTGTCAACCCACGCCTTGGCGTTGGTGATCTGAAAATCACTCTTCAGAATGTTGACCATCTCCTGTGCATCATATTGACCGGAGCCCTTTTTGCCTGGCTCATTGGGTGTTCCCTCGTCATCTCCCCTCACGGTAGAGGACTGACGGTTGCGACCATTGGCCTGATTCTTGGTAGACTCAGCATCATTCTTGGGACCATTGTAGAGGTACTCGTCGTTTACCTGTGCGGCAGCGGCGTCCATTACCTGCTTGATGGTCTTGCGTGGAATGACGTCTGGGTTGGATGCTTCGTTGATGGATTCATTTGCTGGGCCATCGTAGAAGTCTGTTGCTTCATCGCCCGAGGACAAACGAAAGGTGCTCTTACCCAGTGTCAGCGAAGAACCCTTGGGCATCTTGGACAGCTTGGCTGTGATCTTTTTGTTGTCCCAGCCGCTTCCACTCATGTACTTTCGTGGATCGTCCTTGATCTCATTGGCCTCAGTCTTGTTGTCGGCCTTTGCCTGATCCAAGCCACCACCAAGGTGCTTGAAATCATTGAGCTTGGCGTTGGCAAGATCCTTGGGAAGTGGAACTCCCTCTTCTGGATCCCATCCAGCAGGCTTCTCTTCTGCCTCTGGTGCAGCCTCTTCCTCGCCGGACTCTTCTTCCGCCTCGGGAGCATCGTCACCAATGACGCCCGACTTGGAGAGAACAACCTTGACATCTTGGGAATTAAAGCCGATCCTCTGAGTCATAAAGCGAACCAGATCTTCTCCGGTTCCCTCACGGTTGCTTTGACCCAACCACGTATAATACTCTTTGGTCAACTGAGCGGCCATTTGTTCCCGCTCCTTGTTTCCCATTCGTCGATCCAACTTGTCCTTGACGTTGTCAACCCAGCCCTCAATGAGATTGGGTTGCTGAGTGGACTCCATGAGGTTCATTAGACGACGGATAGCGTCACTGTTATTTGCCACGTTTGCCCTCCTCGATTTTACGCAATTCTCGGATCTTGCGATTGAACTTGTCTGGATCCCTGTTCTTGATGGCGTTCATGAGGCGACGGATCAGCTCATCGGCTTCATCGTCCTCAAAACTCTCATTGATCAGGTTGACGAGGTTCATGGCACCAGCAATCACGTTGCTGGCCCTTGCCTCGATGATTTGGTGTTTGTCGCGCTGTGGGACAAACAGGTCGAGCTCTTCGATGAGACTCTTGACGCGCTGGTCTTTCATCGTGCCTCTTACTTGCTAGAGTGACCAGGATGGCGTTCCAACAGGCGTTCCAGCATGTCAGCGGCAAGTGCCAGCCCTTCCTCCACGCCCCGAGCATAGGAGGGATCCGTATCGGCCTCACTGTAGCTTCGGAACTTGAAGATCATATCGTTGACGTCTTCGTGGAGAAGGTCCGAGGTATCGAGATGTGGAATCTCGATACCCTCGAATAGTGTGTCCGCTTCGTCCGAGGACAGGAGCGTGGACTCAGTGAGTCTGACGTACCTCCTAATGTCGTCGGGTTGACCGGTCATTCAAACTCTCCCTAATGGCGCGTCGCATATTTAGCAGAACTGTTAGTCTCGATTTTTAAGCGCGAGACTTCTAAGCAATGCTCCTGGTGCAGCCACTTTACCCGACGATGTTGTGCTGGTACGCGACAACACTGGATTTTCTGCTGCTGGACCAGTTGGTGCAGTTGGATCGGCACTTCCGCCGCCACTGTACGCCGTGCCAATACTCTTGGGGACCACTGTCTGAACCTTGTTGAGCAAACCAGCCTGCATTGCTGATACGCCCGAACCACGTCCCTCCATCATCTCCTGTGGAGCGTCTTGGATCCTCAACGTTGAACTGTCAATCTTCAAGAAGATCTTTTGTCCAACACCGCTTGAAGATCGTGTCTTCAAGAACTGGATCTGATACTCTCCCCGGTCCTTCATAGCTGTAGTTGTCAAAATGGCCAACACGTTATCCGCCGTGTTGATCTTTGAAATACCACCTGCAATGTGACTTGCGTCAAAGTCCTGCTCCTGAATGGATGCACGATTCAACTGCGATGCCGTTGCACAAAGAACATTCCATTCCACCGCCAGAGCGCGTAGCTCTTCCGAAGTGAACTTGTCCTTGATGAACTGATCGCTGACGTTGATCTTTCCACTGTTGGGATGCATCAAGTCCAAGTAATCCACCACGATGGCATCGGGCTTCTGACCTGTCTGGATCTCAAATTCCTGCAGGTAAGCGCGAATGTCATTGGCCTTTGTACCAGCCATTGGCATCTTCTTGATTTGCAGCTTGCCCCACTTGTGAGCCTTGCCGCCGCTCTTACGCATCATGCCCAACCGCATTGCCACATCCTCAATGTCCTTGAAGATCATCTTGGTTGGCATTTCGGTGATCATCGCGTCGTAGCGGAGACCAACCAGTTCCTCGCTGAGCTCCATCGTGATGTAGATCACATTTAGGCCCATCTGAACCCAGTTCAGTGCAAGATTCTGTAGGAAGAGGCTCTTACCCGTACCAGGACCACCACAAAAGAATGTGATCTCGCCACGGTTCATTCCACCATACAACTTGCTGTCAATGTCTCGCCAGCCAGTTGGTGTCGTGTCAGTCTTGTCCTTCATGCGCTGGAGTCGTTCCAGGGGATCCATGAAGTAATCGGTACCAAGTTCAGTCTGAAGACTGATCAGCATGTTCTCTTTGCTTCGACGCTCCAGCTCTGCATAGTCACCGGTCTCGAGAAGCTTGGGTCCATCATAGACCAGAGCTTCCATTGCCTTATGCTTGCAGAAATCCGCAACTGTATCCAGGAACCAATCCACGTGCTGGCTCTGAACGTTGGGAATAATGGGAGTGTCAATGCCCGTTTCAGCGGTTACTTGCTCTGGAGTCGGCAGAGCTTTGTACTCGTTGGTAAACTTTTGAATGTAGCGGACTGCTGGCCGCAACTTGTCATCCCAGTACTCTGGCTTGACAATGTTCTGGCAGCGAACATACGCGCTGCTATCTGTTAGCATGAACTGAATCAGGACCTTCTGGACTTCCTGACTGTAGTCCTTGAGCTCAACTTCTTCTTTTTTATACTGGCTCAATTGGACCTCCTGGTCTCTTATCGTAGGCGCTGTCGGCGCACGTTTATTTCTAGTTTATTGGACACCTTTGCGTCAATAATCGACCAGATGGTGTAGAGCTTTCCATACGTCTTAACCGCATCAGCGCCATCCTTGATCCCCGCATCCCAGCGAGGAAAGGAGACTTGCCAGCCTTCTCGAACAGCCGTGTCCACAAGCGTTCCACCCTGATTGACCCTATCAGGTACCACGACAATCTTCTTGCCGCACTGATTGAGCCATCGTATCTGGTCGTCGGTGATCTTATCACCCAGTGTCGCTACACCATTTATCGCAATGGCGTCAAAAGGTCCCTCGCAGAGAAACAAGTATTCCCAATCATTGTCCACCATTTCGGTGTTGAACATGTAATTGGGCTGCACCTCCGTGAAGTAACGATGTTTGGTTGGAAATACCGCACGGGCAGTCCAACCAACAATCTGACCCTTCCACCTAAATGGAATCATCACTCGTTCATTCAGGTTGTGCTCTTTGGTTGGATTCCAGTAGAAATCAAACCCTGTGAAGATATCATCACCGCGATCCGCAAGATAGTTGACCACCTTGTCCAGATTCTTGTCCTGATATCCCTCGGCAATGAACTCTAAGATGGGACGACTTCCCGGTGTCAGCTGGTGTGGTTTGAACTCCAGCTTGGTGTACTCTTTGGGAAGGTAGTTGGGGTCCATCTTGGCCCGCTCACGTTCCTGCCAGATTTTGAAATTGAGCTTTTTGAGTTCATCGTCTCCCATGCCCATCCAGGACAATAGGCTTGCCATCTTTTTGCTGAGATTTTGACCTGGTCTCCATCCAGCTCTGAAGTGGCAGTTAAAGCACTGAGCGATCACACTGGATCCATCCTGTCCCATCGTGATACCCAGTCGCTTTCGCTTATCCTGGGTTTCACCATTGTGAACACAACAGACTCCATCAATGTTGGTCCAACCGGAAGCTGTTCGCTTCCGGCTGCCCGGCATCAGAGTCATCATTGCTTCATAGACGATGTTACTCATAAATTATCCAAACAATGAGGGGTCGGCAAACCTAGTAGGCTGAGCAGCTTCCCACTTCAGCCTAGCTTCTTCCTCATGCTCCTTCCGAGCATTGAGAACCTTCTTGTGATCACGGACATTGGAAATCTTCAGATTTGCACCATGCCACTGTGTGATACCATTCTCCGCATTGTTGCCAGCAATAAAGTTCAGGACCTTTCGGTTGTCCCTGATCACATCATGCGGCGTCTCGCTACGGAAGACCTCATGGATGACATCCTTGATCTGCAATAGTTCCGAAGGAACAAAATGCGGATCCGCTTTGTCGTAGAGGTCCTGTGTTTCGTAAACACCCTCAAGGTGAACCTGAATATTGTGGTTCATCAAGAGTGCGTATGTGACAACGTCCCACGTGGAGGTGAACTTGGGATCACCATTGACGCAGATGTCGCCCATCTTCAGCAGCTTGCCGACTTCAGTTTCAATGAAGCGGCCGCCGCTGACTTTACCTAGACGTTCGTTGAACATTTCCTTCAACACGTCCAAGAATGGACGCTCACTGTCCGCGCCACCAGGATACTTGGTTGTCGTCGTATAGTCTAGAACTTCCCGCATCCTGGGTGTCATCAGGCCGTGCTCATCCATTAGAGCCTCGCCTGTTGCCTTGTCCTTCATCCACATTGGAAGGCCAGCCTTGTCGACCAACTGTTCCATCTTGTAGAACTCAGTGTCATAGCTTCCTTCGCGAAGGAAGTTTCGACCATCCAGCTTTTCGCCCTGGATGCTCCAACTGTTCTTGTCCAAGTTGTAACCAACAAAGACCTTGCCATATGCAGCAAGCGTGAACGGACTGGAAACGTCGTAGCTGATCGTGAAGTTGGGATTGATCTGCTCACGAACCTGTCGCTGGATCGTGGTGTAGATGCAACCGTGCTGGAACTTGCCAACACCAAGAAAGTGCATCCAGTCCCGGTCTGCCAGCAAGTTGTCGTCTCGCATATTGATAATGCGACCCAACGTCATCTCAAAGTTTTCCTTGTGATGACTTGCAAGGCTCCATCCCTCTAGAGGATAGTGCTTGACATTCTCATACCAGATCTTGCTTTCTTCGGCATTCCGGCCCTGAACAACATTGAGAAACTTCGTTGCGCCAGGAGTCCTGTGCTTGATAAAGTAATCGTTGTTGATGATGGTCTGCAACATACAGGTGTAGAACATCTGCTGATCATGATCAGTTGGATCACCACCATTCTTCAGGATCAACTCCGTAAGTGCTTCACTGTTGCCGCTGTCGGGGATCTCAGGATCCAGCGGAGACGTCAAGCGATCGTAGTGATCTGGGATTGTTCCCATACCAATACCACCCGTTGGAAAGTCCAGAATCATGCTCCAATCGCAGTTCTTTTCCATCCACTTCATCATGCGGTCGCGGGTCTCATCACCCTTGAACTTGATGGCACCAGTCTGAATCTGGAACCCACCACTATCTCCTAGGATCGTGGTGTGGCTTTTATCACGCCCGGTGACCATGTCAGTTCGATGGGCGCCACTGGCACTCTTTGCTGCCTGACCAGCCGAGTAAAGGCTACAGGGTAGATAAAACAAACCAGTCTCTGGATCGAGAAAGTTCAGTGCCTCACGCGAGACGGGTGGCTCACGCTTGGGGTTTTCGTTCACCACATATCGGGTGTACATTTCAGAGATAGCAGGGGTGAACCGCGCATAATCGCGGTACCGCTTTTCATAGTCAATTCCGGGCATTTACGGCCTCTTATTCTGATCGGTATGTCCCAGTATAGGACAATTCGATCTAGGACGTCAATTTCTAAACACCAGTTTGGTGATCTTGCCCGTGTTGACGTCGAGCGCATCATAGTGATTGTCGCCATTGCTGCGGACGAAGAATCGCACCCACATCAAGTTGGCTTCCCAGGAAACGTTTTGCAATCCTGTAGTCTTATCGAACTCTAACACCTGAATGTCGTACCAGTCACTTTCCGCGGGGTCTCCCTCTTCAACGGATCCCTGAATCTTCAACTCTCCGCTGAAGTTTTCCAGATAGACCACGGCACTGTGAAGTCCTGCGGTGTTATTGCGCTGTAGACTGCCAGGAAAGGCCGATGAGTAGCGGTAGCTTGTCCGTGTGTTGTTGGGCGTCTCGGCGGTCTGCATGAGTGCTTCCCATTCAACTTCATAGCTGGGAAAGGGATCAAACTTTGGACCCTGGGAAAGCTCAAAGAACCCACGCTGTCCCTCATGCTCATCCACATAGAGCATGTGACGCGAACCATCACTGTTGGTAACTACGACGCTGTAGCTGTAAGTCTGGATAAACCAATCGGCTGTCACATCGGGTGTGATATCAAGGACTGCGATGCCCTTGGCCTCATTGGTGATCCTGAGCTTGGAGTTGAACATCAGCTTGGACGTTCGCTGGTCATACAGGTTGATCTGTACGCTTCGGCCCATCAGGTTAATTGGTTTTCGATCAGTGTTGCGGACCACGAACTCAATGGTATTGTGGGAGTCTTTGAAGACCCTGAAGTCATTGCTGTTCATGGGGAGGTTCCAATTCACTGTGCCAGCAGACTCGCGGAGGGTCAACTCAACCTTTCTCTTAACTTCGTACAAGAATACGGTCATGCTATCCCCTCAGGATGCCCATTCTGGCTGGGCTAAATATGCAGTATTTAGTAAGGGTTAGGGTCGCTAAGTGAATCTTCCACAGCTTGAAAAGTTTCCATTTCTGACGCTTGGTCGATATCTCGAGCAAGACTACCTGGGTATCATTGGTAACTCGGACAGTCAGATCACATCAATGTATATCTACAACAGTCTCCCAGACGAAGACCACAAGAAGCTGTTTCTTCAGCTTGGTGATGAGTGGTGGTGGGAAACAAACCGCCAGATGCCCATCAACGTCACGCTAAAGGATCGCTGGACGATCTTTCGTCCATACTTGAAGTCCTTTATCACCAGTGATTTTGAGATCATTCAGGGACCCAGTGTGAGCCTTGATACCGTTATGGTAAAGCGCGTCAAGCGTCGCCAGATTCAGCTTGTTCGAAAGCAGCTCTAAAACGTCAGCTTGAACAACACTGCTTCCTGCAAGTTGGCAAACGCCCAGCTGGTACTGCCCTCATTTACATGCTGCATTGAGATGTTGAAGGACCAGTTGCCTTTGACGTTCTGCTCAATCCATTGAAGTTTTTCGTTGAAACAGATCATGGTGTTTCCGATCATTGGAAACGTCACCACATGCTCTTGCATAGTGTTCACATACAAAGCAAATCTACCCTGATCTAGGAGCAATTCCTGGGGCTCCAGTATTGTGACTGGTATGCTGTAGAGACGTTGAGGCTCAGGATAGATAGTGGAAAAGACTTCCACTTCTAGCCAGTGATCAACTCCCCTCTGTCTGATCGTGTTCTGGTATTCCCGGTTCCGCAAAGAGGGCCTCAACTTTCAGATTTATCTGAACGACCACAGCGTAAGCGTAGGAAACCGCGTGGGCCTTTTTGAACATGTAGTCATCGTCGGCATCCGGATCCACATTCCAGATATCCTTTTCCAACTCATCAAAGGGAAGCCCCATCAGGTGTTGCTTTCCCGGACGAATCACAGCCAGGACCATTGCGAGTTCCATAACGCTTCTTGGCTTATAGGCCGCTGTGAGCTCTGCCCAGTTACCAAGATGGAACAACGTGCTGACAAAGTCCTCATCTTCCAGCAAATCCCAAACGGGCTCCATGGACATCAGCTTGTCCATGTGGGCAACACTCTGTACTTCATTGTAGAGTTTCAGGTTTAGAAAGTCCACTTTGAAGTAGTTTCGTGCTTCCGCTTCCTTGTAGGGAATGGAGGCCAAGCCAGTCAGTGGGTCCGTTGGGATACTTTGAAAGTACACACCAACGTTGTGCTTGACGAGGTCACCCTTGTCCAATCGACTTGCTGGAATGTGAAGCAATTCCTCGAGGGCCGCATCACGGTCCTTGAAGTCGATGTCAATGTCTGGAATTCTATGGCTCATAGTTCCAGACTACGATTGCTTAGGGTCGGATGTCAATTTTGTTAGCCAGTTCCTGTTCAATCGAACGAAGCTTTTCCATCACCTTGTTGTTGTTTCGAACAAGGCGTCCCTGACGGGTCTCAAGGTCACGAATCTTGTTTCGTGCATCCTTGAGCTGGGTCTCCATCTGACTGACATACTCAGCTGTGGGGAAGGTGTGGTACTCGCCATCTACCTCAACGGTTCGCGTGTGGGCATTCTGGGCCTTGAGGCCGCCAATCACACGACTTGCCTGCTTGAACTTGTCAGCGGCTGCCTGGGCAGAAGGAGTCTTGTTGGTGTCCGCCGTGTTGTGACGAAGCGGACCACCATACATCGAAGGGTAGAAGTTTGTGTCGCTCATACTTCTACTTATTGCGGGCTAGGAACCAGTCCAGAAACATCTGAACTGAGGTTC